GGCGGCTTGTATCCAGAGGTAACATACCCTATACGTAAGATTGGCAATATGCACGCTAGAGCGGCAGGACAACTCTACCATGGCAACCCTACGCGCTGCGTGCTCAGCGGCGATAGGATAGAGCTGCCTACGATTGACGGGGCGGCGACGTCTGGACTGGTTATTGAGAGTACCGGTTTGTCTGGAGAGATACGTGGTAAAAACCATACGACGTCTGCAGGCTCCCTGCGTCCAGACCTAGTGCTAATTGATGACCCGCAGACTGACAAGAGCGCAAGGAGCGCAACGCAGACAGAGCAGCGGTTTGACTTGATTAATGGATGTATTAGCGGTCTATCGTCCGTTGACAACCCTATATCAATGGTGGCTACTGTTACGGTTATTGAGGATGATGACCTAGCCTGCAAACTGCTCAAGTCTAACTTTTGGCGGTCTGTCAAGTATGGCGTGGTTAATAAGCTGCCCTCTGAGGCTCAGCTTGAGCTATGGAGCGAGTATAATAATCTGCGAGTTAAGCTTATCGAGGAGGGTAAAAACGACGTCGAGATACAGGCAGAGCTAAACGCCTACTTTAACGCGCACAAAGACGCGCTGACCGGAGAGATGGAGCCGTCCTGGGAGGCGTTTAAAAACCCCGGCGATGTTAGCCCACTGCAAAAAATTATGCAGCTCTACTACGAGGATTACGGCTCGTTTGTGCGTGAGCGGATGAACGACCCGACGCTGGCAATGACCGCCGAGCTACAGAGCTTGACGGTGGATAACCTTGTAAAAAAGATTAATAATTACCAGCGTAACGTTGTACCACTTGACGTCGAGGCGATAACCGCGGGCTGTGATAGTCAAACGCTGGGTATATACTGGAGTATTGTTGGACACTGCGCCGATGGCTCAGCCTACGTGCTTGACTACGGCAAGCTGCCAAAAGGGCGTAAAACGATAACGCAGCAATACGGTAATAATCCGCTTGAGGAGTGCGTATATTTAGGGTACGCTGAGCTGTTACAAGACCTACTCTCAAGACGTTACAGGAGACAAGACGGGCTAGATATGACTATTAGCAAGATACTTGTCGACGCGTCTCACGGTCCAACTAACCCTAAAGTGTTACAGGCTATAGTGGATACTCAAGATAACCGCGTGCAACCCGTCTATGGTAGAGCGTCGACGCCTGACCGCGAGCTGTTTGGTAAGCGCAAACCTGGGGAGCTTAGAGGGCAAGGCTGGGCTATGCCTCCGATTAAGTTTGCAAAGGGACAAGCTAACGCCCGACATGTGATACTTGACGTCAACGGCTGGAAGTCTGCGTTACAGTCTAAGTTATTAGCGGCGCAAGGCACGGCGGGCAATATGACAATCTACAAAGACGCTCCAGCAAACCATAATGAGTTTTTACAGCATCTGACCGCTGAGCGCTCCAGTCCGATTAACGGGCGGTTTGGCACTATTGACGTTTGGCGACTATTGCCTAACCGATTAAATCACTATTGGGATACTCTTGTCTATGCTACGGCTGCAGGCTCAATGGTAGCGATGGCCGGCAGTCCGAGTAACAATCCGCGGATTAATGGGCAATTTGAGCGGCGGCGTGTAACGGCGGCGGACAAGCAAAAACAAGCCAAAAACTGGGGAGGCTAAAAAATTTTAAAAAATTTTTCGAAAAAAATCTTAAAATCTCAAAAAAAGTGGCACTCTCAATCGGTTATAGATATAGGGAGTGTTGCTAATGACAGATAACTCTAATCTTGTTACTGACGAGCAAATACAGACAGCGGCGGCTAACATTGTACAACGCGTACAGAGCGGCGTGGACAGCGTTAGCGTCGACGGTGTATCTACTAAGTACCAGAGCCTTAACGAGCAATTAGAGGCTCTAAAATCTTTGCAAAAGTTACAAGCGGCGCGTAACCCGCTGGGCTGCGTGGGTATCTATCAAGTGAGGAGCGGGCGCTAATGGGTATATTTGATTTCTGGAGGCGAAAGAGACGACAAGAGCGCCGGGCTATACCCGTTACAGCGTCCGTGCTTAACTCTGTAGACGACCGACAAAACGCGGCATATTTTACGACCGCTCAAGACTCCAGCGCAGATAAGATATGCTCTACGCAAGAGCGCAAGCGCCTGCGAGCTATGTGTCGCAAAGTGTTTTTAGACAACTCCTTTGCACTTAACGCGGCACGGTCTTTGGCATTGAGCGTCTACGGCAGCGGCCCATCGTTACAAGTCAAGACTGACAACAACGAGCTTAATACTGCGATTGAGCAACTCTATAGGCGGTGGCGCAAGCAGACTGAGTATGATACTAAGTTCCTGACCGCGATACAAGCTCTCTGCTCTGATGGAGAGGCGTTTTTTAGACTCTACGAAGACCCGTATGTAACAATCGGCGGCTGGAACGTGGAGCTAATTGAGGCGTACCGCGTGGAGTCAAGAACTACAGAGATGCTGCTGCCTAATGAGTATGACGGGATATTATACGATGACTATGGCAGACCGGTAGAGTATACGCTACTTATCGTCCATGACAACCCGATGTATCCACAGCCGCTTGAGTGGGAGACAGTCAGCGCAGACAGGATGGAGCATTTGTTTATACCGTGTCTGGCAAACCAACGGCGCGGGCTGCCGTTGTTACAATCCGCACTCCAGACGCTTGCAAGCCTGCAAAAATTAGAGGATAGTACGTTGGCAGCGGCTGAGACGGCGGCTAAATTATCGTTTGTGCTTGAGACTGACTTAGACCCGTCTGTAGACCTTAATGGGCAGTATGTAACCGCTGACGATGGCTTTGGGGCGTTTGACACGATAACGCTGCCTAAGACTAACGCCGGGCTGACATTGCCTAGCGGTTTTAAAGTTTCGCAGCTTAAGGCTGAGCAACCGACGACAGCCTATAGCCCGTTTAAGACTGACTGCCTAATCGGCGTCGGCGCAGCAATTGGGGAGCCGCGTAACATTGTACTTAACGACAGCAGCTCTTACAACTACTCCAGCGCAAGGCTTGACGCGCAAGTGTTTGAGAGGTGGTCTGCGACAATCCAGACGCTGTGTGTCAAGATTTTAGACTCACACTTTAAAACAATTGTTAGCGCTATTGCAGATAGTAACCCGGCGACAAAAACGCTGCTTGAGCGTTATAGATTAGACGCTATCCCCTTTGGCTGGTACTTTGCACAGCCGACCCATATTGACCGGCAGAAAGAGGCGGCGGCGGATGTTATGCTGCTTAAAAACAACTGCATGACCTATAGGGATTATTATGCAAAAGATGGGCGCGATTGGCGCTCTGCCTTTGACCAAATAGCGGCAGAAAAAAGGATGATGACTGAGCTGGGCATAACGCCGGATGATGTAACAAAAAGCATTGCGACTGAGAAAGAGCAACAAGAGGTGATAGGGCAATGAGAGCAGTTATAGCGTCTATCGACAACTTAGAGCAGCCCGCCGAGGTAGATTTTAACGTCGCCTACAGCGGCGGCAAATTAGCTCTCCCGGATTGGGAGTTACCAGTAGTTATTGACCTTGCGACAGCTACAGTACATGACAATATCCCCATACTGCTCTATCACAATGGCACGCGTCGAGTAGGCACGGTTAAGGCTGCGAGCGTGGAGCCGGACAAGATTAGCCTGAGCGGTATTATTATACGCGCTCTGCCTGACGCACAAACAGTCTTAGACGTGCATAAAGCGGGCGGGGCGTGGGAGTGCTCAGTAGGCACGGCTCCTATCGAGCAAAAGGATTTAGAGCTGATTGATAGCGGCTCTGTAACAATCAACGGGCAGCAAGTAGACGCGCCGGTGTACGTGCTGCGTAACGCTGAGATTAGGGAGGTTAGCTTTGTAAGCGCGGGCGCCGACCCTAATACACAGATTGAGATACGCGCTACTATGTTACCTGACAACCAAAAAGGAATTAACACTATGGATTACACCGACGAAAAATTCCGCGAATTTATCGAGTATATCGGCGTCGACTTTGACGCTCTCGATGACGACGCGAAAGAGGACGTCTACAAGACGTGGACGTACCGCAAAGAGGTTAAAGACGTCGATACCGTCGAGGCGGAGTGCGGCTCCGACCCCGAAAAAAAGGTAGAGGCGGAAGTTACGGACGAACACGTGGGCGAATTTAAGGAGGAGAAGAAGGACGAGGATAAACGCGTCGAGGCGTCTGGGCTGTCTGACGCGCGGCGCTATGTAACAAACCTGCGCTCTGCTAACGTCCCCTCTATGACCCGCTACGCAGCCCCTGACCGCGCCCGCGTTATTGAGGCGTCTATGCTTATGAGCGGCGGCGCAAGCGGACAACAGATAGAGCGTGCTGGTTATACGCAGGCTGAGATTAACGAGGCTATGAGCCGCGACAACCGCAACATGGGCTTACATGGCTTTATGCGGCACGCTGTTACTGCAAGCGGACAGAGACTGCCCACTAATTGCAGCGGGCGTGAGCTGGTACGGCTTTATCGAGAGGTACAAGCAGCCGGTCTGTCTACTCGAGACTTTAGCCCCTCCGGCATTATGAGCAACGTCGTCAACCGTATGCTTAAGATTCAGGCGGACACTATCTACACCGTAGCGGACAAGGTGCTCTACAAGCGTTACGCTCCAGATTTTAAACAGCTTGTCTCCGGACAGCTCAATATCTACGGCGATATCCCTGACGTCCAGCCGGGCGGCGATTTTGTAAACGTTGCGCTGGCTGATACGTCGCAAGGATACACTATTACTAAAATGGGCGTCAACCTGACAATCACAATCGAAGACCAGATTAACGACGACTTGGGCGCAATTGACCGGGCTATTACGCAGTTTGGCAGACTCTTTGCCAACACGATTGACCGCAAAGCTATTGACGCCCTCAAGGCTCAGAGTGCGTCTATCTTTACCGGCAACAAGAAAAAGGCGCTGGCGTTTAGCGCGGACAACCTCAAGACTGTCACGGCGGCATTTCGCAAGATTAAAGACCCGGCGGGACACTATCGCAACCTTTACCCGGGCGCTATCCTCTCCAGCCCCGAAACGGCTGTAGCGGCGCGTGCGTTGTTTGTCTTTAACGACCGCGCCAGCATTGCGCCGACAAGCTCTACTGAGGTTATGACGCAGGCTTACAACGTCTATGACACTCCCGAGCTTGAGACTACTGACGGCTGGTACTTACTCCCGCGTGACGAGTACATTGGTGAGGTGGCATTTCTCAACGGTGAGATGGCTCCAACCGTCGAGCAGGCTCAGCTTAACCCCAAAAATCTCAATATCGAGTTTGTCGTTTGGGGCACTGCTGGCTGCTTGATTTACTCTGACGCCGCGGCGGTCTGGTCTAAACCGGCTTAATATACTCCATTGTAACTCCTCCGGCGGCTGGGTGTAACAGCCTAGCCGCTGCTTTTAGCAACAATTAACCAATAAGGACTGATAAGATGACAGGACAATACTTAGGAGAGTTCGACTCCTTCGAATTTACGGCGGCGGCTGACACAGCGGCTAACAGTATTGTAACGCAGGGCGGCTACGTTGGCGTTACCAAAGCTAACGTCGCAAGCGGCGCAAAAGGTCTGGCGTTTATGGGCTTTACCCGGCGCGTCTGGACGTTTACGGTTACCGCTCTTGGGGCTGACAAAAACTTGGGCACCGCGGTCTATATTGACGGCGACGGCGATATTACATGGGACTCTAACGACGGCTCCAGCCCTGCAACTGCTTATACGCAACTGGGCACGCTCTGGGTAGCCGGTAAGAGCGGCGATACCACTATTACGGTAGCTTTGAGCTAACAGATTACAGATTACGGGATTGACAATGCCCGGCGTAACAACCGGGCGGCGTCTGAATTAAAGGAGATGTTACAATGAGAGATTTGATTGAGCGATTACTACGCGAGGCGGTTAAGGAGTATATTGACCGGCTCTTTACTTACCGCAACTTACAGGCGGTTAGAGACAAGGTAGTAGCTGCGCTTGACGATATGACCGGTAAGACGGTAACCGTCTACGATGACATTATCTGGCATGTAGCGCGTAAGCTGTTAAGCGATGATAATCTGGCTGAGCTGTACGCCTACATTAGAGATAATTTTGGATATATCAACAGCGTCGATAAGACCTGCAAGGCTCCAGAGGTTACGTTTGACAGTCTGAGAGACCGGCTTAAGCTGACAGACACTTACAAGGCAGCGGCTGTAGAGTGGCTGACAGTAGTAGACGTCTTGCGTGTTATTATCCCGATACTCCTGGAGTGGTACAACAAACAATGACCAATAACCGGTTACTCCTGACGCTGGCGGTATTGCTTGTCTGCAATGGACTGCAGGCGGCAATAACCGCTCCAGATGCCGTAGAGACAGGACAGCTTGCAGTCTGCAAGAGCGACAAGCCTGCAACGTGGGCGATATACCCACAGTCTTACCGCGGCTCTTATTACGTCGCAGACGGCGGCTCTACGTGTATCTTTGCAAGTCCGACTAAGGGTATAGTAACAATAATAGCGGCGTCGGTGGATGATAACGGCGGCGTGGAGATTGCAGAGCACACCCTGTATAATGGCGAGGCTGCACCGGAGACTGACAAGACAGACCCTGCTCCAGACGTCGAGCCGGTACAAGAGACGCTCCAGAGCGTTATTGAGACGTCTGACGTACAAGCCACAGCGGCTGACCTTAACGCCTTATCCAATGCGTTTGCGACCGTTATACAATCTATCGACAACGGCGCGATTAGGACTCCAGCGGGAGCGCGTGAGACGTTTAGAGCGGTCTGGCTGCGACAGGCGGCAATAACTAACCCAGCAGCGATTGACACGCTACAGCCGCTATTAGACAAGCTGAGCGACATGGTAGATAACGCTGACTTACAGACAATACGGCGCGATTACACGGCGATTGTAGCCGCTCTGCGCAAGCGGGCTGGATGTACTAACGGACAATGCGGGAGGACTGCACAATGACCTACTATAGAGACGACGCGCACGGCTACGAGGGCTGGGAGGGTAGTAACCAGCGACTATTGGGCTGCATACCGGCGCGTATACAAGCTGCTAAGGCAAGAGAGCGCGGCGAGCTGAGCGATGAGCAGCAAATAGCAAGACTCGCAGCGCCGTGGGATAAGACCGACACGCCCTCTATTATCCAATGGGATGACAAGTGGCGCGATTGGCTCAAGGAGCTGGCGGACGCTTACGATATACTAAGAGACTTTGGCAAACTGCCTCCTATCTGGGATATAGCCCGATTTTACGGATACTCTCTGGAGGAGCTATGTGGTACACGTCAGCTGATTAATGACTGTACCGCGTGGGGCGTTACAAGAGCGTCTATATGCCTTGCAATTATGCAGCGATGGCTAGGGGCTGAGATGCAGATAGATAAGTACAATCCCAGCGGTAATTATGCTTATAGCAGCGGCTATGCGCCGCGGGCTAATGAGAGAGTACCGGATAACGGGCGTACAATCTACGCAGCGGCTAAAGCAGCCTGCGAGGCTGGCAACTATACCGTAGCTGATATTGGAGAGTATAGAGGTGTATCGGCTTATACGCCCTCTATGATTAAGACGGCGGCGGACGCGCAGCAACGGCAGACCGGCTGGGTCTATCTGGGCGATGGATATAACGGGCGCGAGCTTGCAGATATTGTCTTATTGAGCTTGCGAGCAGGCAGACCGGCTATTATTGGCAATACCGTGGCGTTACAAGATGGTGTGGAGGTAACGTCTGACTTGGTGCCTGTATCAAGAGTGGTCGGCGGCTGGGGCGGCGGACACTGCACGGCGGCGGTAGACGTCAAGAAGGTTAATAACGCCTATTATATCTGGGTGTACAACTCGCACGGCAACCTGTACAAGACCAATACTAACGCGCCCGCTGCGGGTACCTATATTACCTATGATGGGCTTGTCAAGTACCTTAGCGGCTCTTACGCAGATGTTATGCTGACAACCTACACAGAGAGTCCGCACGTAACCAATACTAACATTAACCCGGAGGCGGCACGTGCATAGCGATACGTATACACTTATAGCCGGCTCTCTGCTCTCTGTGCTGGTAGGGCAGGCGACCGCTACTGATAATACAGATCTGTTTAGTTTTTTAAGCTCCCTGAGTGCGTCCAGCGTGCTTGCAGTTACATTTTGGTGGCTCATGAAGAGAGTAGAGACGCGCTTAGATGAGGCTCTAAAGGACTACAAAGACCTGACAATTAAACTAATTGACCTGTTACAAGATAAGGATAAAAATAATGACTGATAACGATAAACGACGCGCCAACACTTGCGGCGCACAATGCGAGGTGTACAGCCGCGTCTGCGGTTATTTTCGCCCTGTCTCCAATTGGAACAAAGGCAAAAAAGAAGAATTTAGAGACAGAAAAACGTTCGAGGTAAAGGCGGTTAAATAATGCCAATAACTAACATACTACAGCCGATTAGCATACCTCCGGCGTCAACGTCTAATAACGGGCTTATGACAAGCGCGGACAAAAAGAAGCTTGACGGGCTTGTAACAACTACAATTACCAATGCAGGCGACCCAGTAACGCTCATGCTTGCGAACAATATCGTTTATAACCTTACAGCTACGGCATTGACAAGCTTAACGCTCTCTGGTATTGCTACGGGCTTTGAATACGCGTCTGTTACATTTACAAGCGGCTCGACGGCTACTGTATTTGCAATGCCATCAACGGGCTGGTATTGTATAGGGGCAGCTTGCAGCTCTGGTACTTTTACCCCGGAGGCGTCTATGCGTTACAATTTGGCAATTTGTCAAGAGGCTGACCGTGTTGCAATCTATGTAATGGAGGCTCAATAATGCGTTACGAACTAATTGACAATCGACCGCAAAAAATAACCGTTGCTACAATTGACGGATTCCGTGTAAGCAACCCTACGGACGCTATGCTTGACGCGGCTGGAATTGGTTACAACTACACGCCGACAGACCCGCCGGAAGTAACGGACGAAACAAAAAAACTCGTTCACGATTATGTT